GCAATGTCATGCACCTGCACACGCGGACCGTGGGCGAGGAAGGCCGCGACGTCGAAGCCCTCGGCCACGGCATCGGCCGCATCCCAGCCCTCGGCGGCTTCCTCGGGTGGGTAGAGGATGTGGCAGGTCTTCGCGCCCGCCGACAGAATCGCCTGGGCCGCCTGCACGGCGTACTCCCAGCCCGGCTTGTCGCGGTCGGGCCAGATCAGCACCGCCTTGCCCGCCAGCGGCGACCAATCGGTCTTGTCCACGGGCGCATTCGCCCCGTGCATCGCGGTGGTGGCCACGATCCCGAGCTCGATCAAGGCCTGGGCGCACTTCTCGCCCTCGACCAGCACGACCTGGGCGGCGTTCCGGATCCCCGGCTGGTTGTAGAGCGGCCGCGGCTCGGGCGGAGCCATCTTGCGGCGGCGCGCGTCCCAGGGCCGGAATTCCTTCTTGCGCCCAGGCGGGTCGTAGCGGTAGACGACGGCGATGAGCTGCCCTTGTGCGTCGAGGTAGTCCCACTTGGCGGTGGCCGGGCCGAGGTCGTCGACCGGGGTCTCCTTGGCTGCCTTGCGCGCCGGGGCCGTGGGGGCACGGCCGACGAGGTCCTCGGCCAGGTCGAGGACGCGGGCGAAGTCGCCGTGCACGTCCACGCCGAAGTGGGCGCCGATCAGGTGGAACACATCGCCACCATCGCCGGTGGCGCGGTCGGTCCACAGCCCCGCCTTGTCGCCGTCGAGCACGACTTCCAGGCTGTCGCCCGGGCTGCCGAGCACGTCGCCGATGACGAACTTGCCGCGGCGCTTCTTTCCAGCGGGGAACAGGGTGAACAGCACCGACTCCAGCCTCGCGAGCAGCGCGGCGCGCACGGCCTCGCGGCGTTCGGACGCCGGGATCTCGGGCGCGGGTGCGGTGTCATTGAAGTCCAGCATCCGACTCCTCCTCGTGCCCTGCGTCGGCCGTGAGCAGGGCTTGACGTTCCTCCATCCACGCCATCAGTTCGGAGAGCTTGAAACGCAGCAGCTTGCCCACCCGGTAGTGCGGCAGGCCGAGACGTCGGCGCTCCTTCGCGTGCGTGAGCCAGTAGTGCGGCAGATTGAGCGCCAGTGCCGCCTCGCGTGCGTCGATCAGGCGCTCCCCGAGCACCGGGTGCAGTGGTCTGTCGGTCATGCCGCAGCCCTCCAGCACCGGTCCTGCCACGGACACATCCGGCACTCGACATGGGTGGGATCGGCGAAGGCGCGTGGAAGCAGTTCGCCCGCCTTGGTGGCCGTGATGACCTTCACGGCCCGGTCGGACATGCGCTGCGCCAACGCCGCATCGAACGGCACCAGCTCGGCGTGGATCTCCATGGTGTCGGCGTTCACCGCCGTGAACAGGGCCGGGTGCGCGTGCAGTTCGAGATAGGCCTGGTAGAGCGCGACCTGGGCGGCGTAGACGGGCTTGGCGACCGCGAGGCGATGTCTCTCCAACTCGCGCCACGACTTCGCTCCCAAGCACTTGTTCTCCCACAGCGCCGGGTAGCCGGAACCGAAGCCCAGGTCGGGCCCGGCGACGAGCACGCCATCGACGTGGCCCTGCAGGCGCCCGTCCAGCGCCGAGAAGCCGAATTGCTCCCCCGCGTCGTTACGCGTGCGCAGATCGAAGCCCGCCGCGCGCAGCCATCCGACCATGCAGTCCTCAGAGACGCGCCCGCGATCGAAGACGCGCAGCAGGCGGCCGTCGGTCTCGCGACCCGGATCGACCGGGGCGTCGGCGACCTCGTACTGCAGCGCGCGCTCGCAGGCGGCCCCGAGGCGCGAGGCGCCCAGGTAGGTGCGGCGAGGCTGCGCCGCGCGAGACTGCTGCAGCCCGGCGTCGATCAGCGCCGTGAGCTGACCCGACAGGCTCTTGGAGGCGTTGAAGTCCATCATCGCCGCGCCTCCTTGGGTGCTGCCGTGCGTGCCGTCTGCGCTTGAGCCTTCGGCTCCTCCCACGGCAGATCGTCCTCGAGGTCGGCGAAGGGGTCGGACACCGGGTCTTTCAAGCCCCGCACCGGCGGATACTTGGTCGCCTCGTGGTGCTCGACCATCGCGTCCGTGTAGCAGGTGACGATGGCGTCGATCACCTGCAGCGCCTCGGCCTCGGAATACTCGCCCAGCGGCTTGGCAAAGCCGATCTCGCCCGCGACCTCGCCGAAGGCCTTGAGGCACTTCCTCATCGCGGCGAGTTCGACGTCAGACGGATCGATCATGGCCACCTCCGTTTTGGCGATGCGTCCTTCCTGCACGCGCAGCCAGTGGCCGTAGAGCGCGTGAAACGCCTCCTGGCAGCGCCGCGAGCAGAACACCCAGTCGATCGGATAGCGCCGGGCGTCTCCCACCGGATGCCGGAGGTCCGAGTGGCCGTAGCCGCGCGCCTGTCGTTTGCAGACCCAACACTTCACGTACCCTCCTCTCACTGCGCCCAGGCCGGCTTGCCCGGCACGGCGGGGCGTTGCGGGGCGGGCATCGCAAGCGGTGGCGTGGCCGCGGCTGGCGCGCCGGAGGAACCGCCGCCGTGGTGGGTCTTGGGCGGCAACCCCATCAGCCGCGCATAGTCCGGGTGGTCGGGCTCGACGGCGCTCTTGATGACGTTCTTCAAGTCGCCGCGGCCGTCCTTCTCGATGTCGATGCGGGCGAGGAACTCGATGCCGTCGAGCTCGTGGAAGCCCTGGATGCGCCGCGCGGCGGCGGCCTGCGGTCCGTTGTCCTGGGGATGGACGTTGCGCGCGCTGTTGAGCGCCGCACGAAGGAAGGACCGCCCCATGTTGGCCCAGGCCGGTCCCTTCGCGCTGTGCAAGCCGATGTTCGACCACAGCTTGCGCCGAGCGTACTCGCCCTCCAGCACGACGAACTCGGCCGCGAGATACACCGAGCCGGTCTCAAAGCTCTGCGTGGCGTAGCCGCCGGTCCACCCCTGGGCCGGGTCGTCGTAGCCCCCGGGCTTGAGGGTCATGCGCACGCGGGCGAGCGTGCCCTTGGGGATCAGGTCGAAGTGCTGCTGCTGTTCGGCGTCGTTGAAATCGTTCCATGCGGACATGGCTTACTCCTTGGATGCAGTGGGGGATGGCGGGATTCGGGTGGCAGCGGCGCACTTGTCGATCAGCGCGCGCAGGTTCGGCGGCTCCAGCAACTCGAGCTGGCCGCTTCGGTCCTTGGCCGGATAGCCGTAGGGGTTCAGGGTGTGGGTGACGAAGGCGCGGTAGGCGCTGCCGTCCTCGGCCTTGATCTCGGCCAAGGTGACGACTTCATCGACGATGCCGGGCAACTCGGCTGCGGTCTTGGCGCCATCGATCTGCGGCACGAAGACCTTGCGGTTGAAGTCGTCCAAGCGCTCGTCGAGGATGGCCACGAACACGACGTGCTTGCCGCGCGCGTGCTGCAGGTGGGTCAGCGCCCCGATGAGTTCCGAGCCGAGCAGGCCGTAGGCGCCCCGGGTGTCGGGTTTGCCGGTGCGCTCGCTGTAGGCCTGCGGCTGGGTCTTGGCCCAGACGAGCGCCAGGCGCGCGAGTACCGTGATCGAGTCGACGAAGTAGGTGTCGTACTTGGCGAGTTGACCGGGATCGCCGTAGCGCTCGCACACATGCCGGTAGTGCGCCTCGGAGAACGGTGCGTCCGCAGGCAGCGCCGGGTTCGGGCCGGCGAGGAACACCACGAGATCGCGGAACTCCGGCCAGGTGCTCGGGCGCACGCAGTCGCCGCGCCAGTCCTTGACCGCGAGATCCCCGGCCTCGAGGTCGACGAACAGGGTCGATCCTTCCGGCAGCGTCTTGAGCTGGCTGGTCTTGCCGATGCCGCTCTTGCCTAGAAGCACGAGCTTCACGCCCTGCTTCTCGCGCAGCCGCTGGTCGGCGGTGATGATGGGAAGGGCCATCACGCCACCTCCTTCAGCCGCTCGGCCACCAGAGGGTTCCAGAGGATCTGGTAGCCGGAGTGCCCGTTGCGGGAGTACGGCATCGCCTCGGCCCAGGCCTCGCCGGCCTCGGTCAGTTCCCACTCGTCGCGTTCGTTGCGGAACTGCAGGCCGTGTTGGGCCAGGCGCTGATTGGTGGCCTTGGCCGACAGGCCCAGCAGCCTGCCGAGCTGGGTGGCGTTGAGCGAGCAGATCGCCTCGTTCGCGGCAGTGTCCCTGGCAGGAAGGGCGCGGCGCAGCGTCTCGACCGCCAGGCCCGTGTTCTCCTGGATGCAGGTGAGCGTGGCCGCCATCGCGATGCCGGGTTTGACCCCCGGCACCTTGGCCACGGCCT